ACTATTGACGTATCCTAATTGTTCATAGGGAGCCGTAAACAGATTGCTAGCATATTGATCTGCGTTTTTACAAACCCAAGCTTGATTGTTGTTGATATTTACACCATCTACAAACTGCATCATATCACCGTATGGGCTTTCTATTCCCCGATACATGCAGGGATATTTTCCGCTTGTATTATCGCCGATGCTACCGCTACTAGCTGCTATTTGTGCGCTAAACCCACTAACCGCGCCAGTGTTCATTAAATAGTTACCCTCTTCAATGTTTACAGGCGCGCCATCAAAATAAATCGCTTTGTTTTCCGCGTCATAATCCTCAATACTTGTAATTGTGCGGCCATAAAAGACTTGAGTGCCGTTTCTGCTTGTGCCGACAGAGATTGTTTGCCGCTCTCTATACTGCGCTGCAGTGGCATTTGATACGATGATTTTGTTTGTGTTTTCCTCCGAAATTACAGCTAGATCAGATTCTGCGCCATATCTACCGTTAGCGAACCCGTACATAATAGATTGCATATTCAGCGTCGCAAACTCAATAAACATCAAGGTACGCAACACGTCCACAACGTGAATATCTAATAGTTGATAACCTCGCAAACCATCTACATTGTTATTTTGAGCGTAAGTCCTAAATTGTACTATGTTTCTGTTCATCAAGGGGGCTGTGCCGGGCTTTGATTCCAATCTATCTCCTGCGCCAAGACTTGCCTTATATTTACCTACATCGACATAAGGCAGTTCTCTTTGGTTTTCAAAATCCCAGAAGCACCAAGGGAGGTAAAACCCAGGCAGCTTTGTATTTGATACTTGCCACGATTTATAATTCTCCGCGTCTTTCTTTCGGATATAAAGCTTTGGGATCCTCACGAAAACATTGCCCAGCTCATCCGTCACATCGTGGATATCTCCAAAAATGGGCACCGAATCAAAATCATTATGGACAACTTGATCATCCACCCCGACATTGGCGGTTAAACCAATCGCGTCATCAGTACGGGTTAAAATCGGGCTCGCTTGCTTGTCCCATTCAGCGCCAAAAACAACCACGTTTCGCATAAAATTACCGGGCTTGGAAAATTGAACCCTGTCGCCTCCCGTGCGAAGGCGTGGATTGAAACGCATAAAATTACCGGGCTCAGAAAATTGAACCCTCATATCCTACTCACCACCGTAAAAACTGAATCCTCTACACAGTAAACACTGATACTATCTACAGCCCAGCTCGCTCCGAAACCTTCGCCCAGCGGCTCTCCTGTAGTCGCTGTGGCCGGCTGTCCGTCTGTGCGGATGCGAACGTAACCACTCTCAAGATATAGCTCTATCTTGCTAGCGCCATCTGCTAGGCTGTAGGTTACTGTTGTACCAGCCGGCTCTGTATGCTGAGCGCTGTCAACCTCTGCACTATTGCCAGCTAACCTATCAAGCTTCTTTTTTATCTCCTTCAAAAATTCAACTATATGCATCAATACTCACTCCCTCTAGCCGCTCTAACGGTTATAACCGGCTTTGGCGAACGGCTAACAATTCTCCTACGTGCCTGTTCGCACTTGTTCACGTAGTCATTATGATATGCCATAAGCACATCGAGCGGTGTATCGTCCTTTTGCTTACACATCAGACGCGCATATAAAACAACAAGCGGCTGCAAATACTCAGGCAGACCGCAGTCATCTTCATCATTAAGAAGCATAGGCGGGGAAGTTACGCCCCACAGCTTGATTTCTATTGATTCAGCAGGTTTAGGATATAGTACCAAATACCTGCCGTATTGGAAGAAATTAGTAGGTGTTCCTGCAGCTTCTTCCCACCCCGGAACATCCTCATCAAGTGCTTCGGGACTAACAACAGAAAGTTTTCTGCCACCAACAGACACCTTCTTCACACGGATCAAATCATCGGGTAGTGGTACTTCCAAAGTGTTTGCTTCAACTTCCACTATTTTTGAGCCAATCACAGCTTCTGTTCTATCAGCTACATCACGAATTCCTTCGTTGATATTGTAGTCAATCTCTTCATTCGAGAAAAAACCGGGGCCGGGTTCTGCTAACAGAACCCATACCCGGTCTCTCAATTCGGCAAGTGTCATAACTACTCACCTTCTTTATCATGTACCCTCATATGAGCACGTAAGCCCGCTTCAGAACTAAACATCTTACCACATTCTTGACACATGAATCCTTCAGGTTCTGCCTTCTTCTCTACAACAGGCTGCGCTACTTTAGTCTCGAAAAAGTCTCTGCCAAAAACAGGATGATTACGAAGGAATTGTAATTCTTTTTCATCATCAGTTTCGTAAACACCATTAGAAAACTTGATCGCTTTGCCGGGCATCAGAAATGGAACACCCTCTACAATCTGCCTGCGCATAGGCTTCATGACAAGCCTAAGATTTTTGCTAGGCGAAATAAATCTTGCCATTAAATAATACCCTCCTTAATCATCAAAATTCATTTCATCTTCATTATTAAAATAACAGAGGGGGTCAAAGCCCCCTCCAATTTATCCGGTTATACCATAGATTAGACCGTGACGCTCTACCTGCCTAAACTCAAGACCTGCGTCTGTCATATACATATCCTTCCAACCGTCAAGGTCGGGGTCTTGGATATTTGTCTCAAGCTGAGTATCCCGGCCATTAAGTGGACGATACTTCAAGCACTCCATATCAAGCAGCACGCCATAGCCGCCATACTCACCCTTAAAGAGAGGATGAGGGATAATCTTCACGATTCCATGCGGACTTACATAGGTACCGACACGAATACCAAAAGTTTTGCTAGAAGTGTCCTGAGATTGCTCAATCTGCAGTTTGCCATAAGCCCAACCGCTAATGACAGAAAGCAAGAGCGGAGAGCAGAACAAATATTTTGTGTCAGAGCCATAGTAGAAGGCATCCTGCAAGAATCCTTTATCGAATTCATCCTGCGTCAATTCGCCTGTTGTTCCGCTGCCAGGCTGCATATTCACCTTAGTTGGGCAGTTAGCAAGCCAACGAAGCACACCACGAGTTGTAGTCCGCTGTTTGCCTGTGGAAATATCTGAAGCCTTTTCACCAAACCAAAATGCTTTTTCAAGTTTGACTTGGTGCTCAATACCTTTCAGCTTGCGCTGATGGTTTTTGTCAGGGCCTCCATATAGCTTCACAGCATCAAGACGGCCGGAGCCTTCCACGGCAGTCTTAAAAAGCTGTACGTAGTTAGACTTTGTGACAGGCTCTACCCGTTTTGCGTCAGGAGACTTGGAATAATCTAACTGTGCATCGCCAATTCTGTGAAGGGCTGCGTCATTAGCAATGTCTGCAGGTGTAGTATCAGCCCATCCACGGGTAACTGTAATGCTCTTATTGCTCCCTTCGTTGGTAACTCCTTTAACAAGCACTAGCTCACCGGTAGAAGGAATCTCAACGATATCGTCAGGGCTGAAGATATCAGGGTTAGAAACAGGAATCTCTGTAGGATGACTTCCACTACTTTCTGCAACAGCGGAAGTTACTGTATCCCACATTTCGATATCGCCCTGCTCTAGCCACTTAAACTCCACATCGTAAGCGGTTTCTTTCGCCAATCTTTGCAGTAACACCACAAGGGGTGATTCACTTGGACGAAGCAAGTGAATGGTATTCGACATATCGACTATTCTGCGATCCGGATTAATATCAATAACTGTATGTGCCATCTATAATCATTCCTTACAGATCGGCAAAGCCTCCTGTGCCTGCACCTAAAATGCCTTCTATAATTTGTTGCTCAGGAGTTTTTGCCGAATTAGTTTTTGCTTGCGAACCTTCGGAAAAAGCTCCTTTTTTGGCTTGAATGTTCGCGTATGCTTCATTGCGGCCTTCTTCTTTTGCTTGCTGCACTGCTTGCTGCGCCATGTCGGCCTTTACTATCTTGTAGATAGCTTCAAAGCTCTGCTCAATAGAGGGGAAAGCTTGCATAATCGAAGGATTGGATTGTAGATATTCAGTCATTTTATCCTCAAGTTGATTAAAATCCTCATATTTACTTTGAAGCTTCGTTACCGCACTATCAATGTTTCTTACCAGCATATCTTGATAGATTGGCTGCAATTGCTCTTTTTGAGTGCTTTCCATCACAGCTTGCAGTGCGCCAATAGGATCCTCAACAAATGCATTTAAAAATTGCCGCTTTAATTCGTTGGGATCATATTGTTCTTGTTGTTGCAGATACTGCTGTTGAGCTTGCATCATTTCCTGCTGTTGCCTATACTGTGCAAGCTCTTGTGAACGTCTTGTAAGCTCTGCCTCAGCATTGAAATATGCCTTTTGGGCTTCTTCGAGTGTCTTAAACTTGCCGAAGATTAACTCTTGTCCTTCCTCAGGGGAGCCATCTTCCTGCGTGTTAGAGAAGGTTTCTTCTGCGGCCCCTTCCGAACCTTGTCCGCCTTCGGCATCTGCAGATTCATCTATGCCGGCAAAAATGTCATCAGCAGAGGCGCCTCCATCCTCGTCAGCAAAAAGCTGCAGGTCGAAGAACGGGGATTCGTACTTAGGGTTGTCGCATTTAGTAACCATAGTTTTTACCTGCCTTTCTTAGATTTCTTTTTTAAGTTCGCGTTTACCATCTTCAATCAATCGATTAATTTCTCCAAACACCCCCTCTACCATCTTAAATCTTTCCTGAAGCCTAATTACTTCGCATATATCAGTGAAGTTTTTGCTGCATAATTCTGCTTGAGCACGATTTTTTTTGTGTTCTAGGTAATCATTAATATATTGCCAACCCGGAGATTCAAGAAGTGACATAAGATCTTGCATGACTTGAACCTTTTTATAATCAATCTCACTCAAGAGCAGGCCCTCCTTCCGGCGGCATTAAAGCGGGATCGATAGGCAACATCTCACCCTCAGGAGCCATCTGTGCCGGTGGTAGCTCTTGTCCCTCTATAGGCGGTATATCCGGTGGTATCTGCGGCATTGGCTCGCCTGCACCCTGCTGCTGCGGCATCATCTGCATTGGATTGATTAACCTTGACTGCTCTTTAACATCAAAGGCATCGAAGATAATCTTCAAAAATTCTTGCTGATTTATAATCGGGTGCTGCCCGATTGTATTATAAAGGTTAATCAACTGATTCTGCCTTGAAAACTTATTAGCAATCGGATCAACACTTGAACCTACAGGAATTAAATCAAAGTCACCGCCTATTTCTTCGGGAGAAATCTCTTGGAACATTTCTCCTTCTGCACCAACCACACGAATAAGCCGCGTCCTATCAACAAATTGTTGATTCAGTTGAATCATAAAGCGGCCAAGGTCACGCAAGCCCATAATCTCTATTGTGCGGATTTTCTGCTTAAAGCGCATATTAGCAGCTTCCTGCAAGCTTGTAACCGTTGTTGCCGTTTCAGCACGTGAAGGTGTAGCTCCCTTTATATAGTCAAATACACCCAAAACATTTTGAATTTGGTTTTCCATAAGCCCCAACATATTAAAAGCTGAGCCTGTGTTATCAGCAAACACCACTTCTCGTAAATCATTGTGTATATCCTCAGCCCATATCACGTGCCCCGGTTTAACTGTTAGCTGCGTTGGATCGATATCAGCTTCTTTATTCGCAACCCAAACTTTGTTAATAGACAAGTTAATATTGTCCATGATTTGGTTTACAAAATCGTTATAGGCATACTGAAGATACTCAATCGGTTCTACTTCGCCAATGCCATAAAACTCATGTGGTACAGGCACGTCCACTATGCTTATAAAGGGCTTTCTGCGATGGTAGTAGGGGTTTTTAGCGTCACGAATTACCACCTGCTGCTCAACAACCGTAATTACCCTATCATCTGTCCAATACTCTAAGACTTCAAATTTTTTACCCGAAGTGCCACCGCCAAGGCCTATATCAGATATACGCTCATTACTTGTGATAGTACCCGAAGCTGTTAATTCTTCAAGCTCATCTATGTTCTCGTAGATACCGTTTTCGGCCTGCTTTTTAAGATAGCTCATGGAGCGGTAAGAGCGATGTATGCAGAAAGCAGCTTCGTCTATCGTTGTAGCATCAGGGTCAATAAAGAAGTCAAATAAATCGATTGGCTCGAAATCGGGGTCATCGTAAAATACAGTCTGCTCTTCTCTAGTGGTTTCGCCAAACTTAACGCCAAAAATCTCAAGCCGGGGAACCCTTACGATTCTCGGTCTTGTCTCGAATCTCCATCCTACTTTTCCAACAGCGGTACCGTAAATAAGACATTCACGAATCCAATTGTTAAACTTGCGAACAATGTTCATTTTGTCTACAAGCTGATAATCGATTAATGTCTCCATTACCCTCGCATTGTCAACATCTTGCGGTTCTCTAGGGAGTACAGCCAAGTACGGTCTGCTTGCGAAGATAGCTTCAACAAGACGAGGCAAAACAGTTTCGATAGCAGCGAACACCAACGGAATGAATAAGTTAGAAAGCCCATCATTTCTATCTTCAACATAGCTTCTGTAAAGCTCATAATATCTTTTCCATTTATCTTCCCGCGGTTGTCTTGCCTCTTGTGCTCTTTTAAAGTCCTCAACAACTATCTCCAAAGGGTCTTTCTTTTCTTCGGCCAATCATCTCACCTCCCGGTATATGGATTTACGGGCCTTCTGATGGGTGATTTCTTTTGTGTGAAGTGCCTCACTCTTGCAGATACCATGTAGCGAAGGGCATCGTAGAGGTGATCTTCGCCTTTAGTGTCTACGTCCTCAGGTTTTGATTTATCATAAACCAAAGCAGGAAGAGTGCGGATTAAGTGAATACAGTTCTCGAAAATAAACAAGGAGGGCTTGCCATCATCTTTGATTTTCAGTTTTTCGTGTATATAGTTCTTGCCTTGAATCCTGTCATTGTAGCCCCTTTCAAACTTTGCTCCGCCTTCTTTTAGTAAGTCTGCTATGGTTTCTCCTTTGTAGCCATGCTTAGAGAAACAAGCAGGATCGGCCACAGACTTTCTGTATTTCTCAAACCTGCTTAGCTTTGCGATTTCCTTACCAACTTCTTTGGCATCTAACTTTATCCCTGTGTCGTATCTGCCTTTTTCGCAGCCATAAAGCTCGCGGTAAATATAAATATTTTCATCTCCGTCTACAGCGCCCCAAAGCACCGCAAAGGGCTTAGAATAGCCCCAATCAAGCGATCTGTATCTTGTCCAATTCTTAGGTATCGGAAAAGGTTTAACAACGTGCAGGTCACGATTAAATTCCTTGAAGGCTTGTCCTGCAAACACATCCCAATCACCGTATAAAAGAGCACGTTTGCTGTCCTCATCCAAAGATTCAAGACGCCTAATATATCCGGGGTCTGCCTCCATCAAATAAGGATTGTCATAAACTGTTGCCGGAATAAAGCATCTTGTCAGTCCTTCATCAGTCGTCCAAACAGTCTCAGGCGGTGCAGGGTCAATAAAATACTTTTTCACCCAAGCGTGTCCAACTCCACCGGGGTTAGTAGCTGCACGCATCCTCGGCCAAACACCTTCTACGGTTGAACGAAGTCTTGATAACATATATGTGTACTGAAATTCTGTAAAATGAGTAAGCTCATCAAAGCCGATAAAGCCATATTCTGCAGATTGATATTTAGTTACATCGTTTTCATTCTCGCAGTAGCCAAAATCTATGATAGAGCCATTGACAAATGTCCACCGTTTCTTGCCATCGTTATAGCGGCCAAGGTCTTTTGGTATTATTTGGAGCGAAGTATGAATAAGAGATTTCTCAAGCTCTGGATAAGTCCGGCGCATAAGCAGGCATCTGTTACCGGGAACCTCCAAAGCCTCTACGATAGCCTCCATAAGGAGGGCCATGCTTTTGCCTCCACCTGCACTTCCGCCAAACAGCACTTCATCAGCAGGACAGCTATGAAATTTAGCTTGCTTTTCTGTAGGAGTGTAGTTAATAGTGAAGCTACGCATTTTCAGCGTCCTTCGCTTCAGGTCGCTGTGGCCTTGGTATGCCCTCGAATTTCACGGTCATTGCTGTTTGTCCTGTAACCTCAAGACGCTGTCTTATCTTGTCTTTCAACTCAAAGAAAAGCCTAATAGCGTTCGTATCTCGCTGCATCCTGTCCACTAAGCACTTCCAAGCATAAGCGAGGTGCATATCGGTGTTCTTGTCGATAAGACCGCTAACATAGCCCATAAAGTCTTGATTGTTCATCCATGCATAAAGCGTCTTTGGTGTTACACCGATTTCTCGTGCACGTTCCGCCATCGTCATCTTGTTGTTGGGATCGGCAAGCATCATTGCAAACTGCTGTTGTTGCGGTGTAGGTATATATGCCATACTGCCACCTCCTAAAAACTTTCTATCTGCGACACAATTTCATCAACATCCGCTAAAACATCTTCAAGCTCCATACTTGCATCTATCTCATAAATAACGTCATAAAAGGTGTCTGCAATTTTCTCAATCTGCTTTTCGCTTTCATGCTCAAACATTTCATAGTCAATAGCACCATCTCTCTGCACAAGGCGCTCTTTGTAAACCTCATAAGGGCAGTTAAGGTATATCAGCACCCAACCTTTTTTCTTGTAATGCTCTGCTTCGTTCAAAAACCGTATATCGTCAATCACAAATTTGTCTTTGCCCGAAATCTTCTGCATATCATCCATAAACTCGTCTGCAACACGAATCCATACGTTCGGTTCAATTTCACGCATCTTTGTACCTATTTCTTGCAGAATCTTTCTATTTCGAGGGGTTTTGCGGCTAGGGTCTATGCCAAAAATTGCATTAGCTATATGTTTAACGCCTAACGATAGTGAAACGGGGGTGTAACCATACTTTTCGCTGAGGTACTTTGCGATTGTCGTCTTGCCTGCCCCTGCATGGCCAATCAGGGCGACATTTCTCATTTTTTCGTCCTCCCGTACCAATTGATGATATAATCACAAGCACCTACAAAAGAATCACAAATCTTTGTTGCATGATATTTAAGCCAATAAGAGTTACACCAATCAGTAACTACAATAACGGGTTTATTCCAAAGCCGCGCATAGACAATTTCCATATCAGTACCGGTATAAGGCCGGTTTTTGTCCATGTATTCCACCAAGATAACATCAGACCGCTTAATATCGTCCAAATCTCGGTGAACAATTTCATTAGGCTCATAATCATAAAACTTATTTCCCTCCTTCCCACGAAGAGGATTAAGCACGTCTATGTCATAAAGAGCTAAAATATCAGTTACTTTCTTCCTCCAACCGTTCGCTTCTTCAAGAGTTTTGCCATTAATAGCGCCTGCAAGATAAACTAACACAGTCATTCCTCCTAAAAAATTAATTTATCAATCACAACGCCTGCATTTCGCAGATCATCAAAGGAAAATGTCAAAAAATCCTGTCCTTTTTTGTTCCTTCTGCGCTTATAATTGAGCTCATTGCGGGCTAAAGCTAATAAAAGACCCGTTGTGTTAATCACAATATAGTCTAAAAATATGTCTTGCAGCTCATCGTAGTACCCATATAAAAAAAGCCCGGCGGTTATCTTGTATAACTCACTAGGCTGCTCTGTGGCGTGGTTGAATTCCGTTATTGTTATGTCTTTGTACTTGGCATATTCAGGTCTACGAAATCTTTCTTGGACGGTTATTGAGAGAGGAAAACGCAAATCTTTAATTTTACACTTAACAATTCTATCTATTCCCAATTTCCCATCGAGAATCCTGTCTCTTTCGCACATATCAAACAGAATGTCCTCGAAATCCAACTCGTTTCTATCACAATTTAACACTTTTGGGTAGATTAATCGTCTTGCTGCAAGGTGGGCTGTGTTTGAGAAGTCTCCGTTTTCTGCTTCGTACTTTGTTCGCAAAAGCATCCCTCCTTGCTGTTAAGCGATTTAACGTATTGTTTTCTCCAATAATCTTTTTCCGGCTCCTATCCAACTCGCGCCTTAGCTATTTCCACGTATTCCGCCTCTCGCTCAATACCGATGTATTGAAACCCCTCACGCTTTGCCGCTACAAGCGTTGATCCGCTGCCTGCGAACGGATCAAGCACGATTCCGTCAGGCGGCGTGACCAATCGAACAAGCCACGCCATAAGATCGGTCGGTTTAACCGTCGGATGCGTATTTCTTGCACTAGTCGTTCGGTTTTCGGCATATCGAAGCGGTGCCTCTTTTTCTAAAATCCGTTCCGGAAGCGTAATTTCTTCCCCGCGCCAATCACTATTCCGATCCTTCTTCGATGCCTTTTTCGATAGTTCAGGCGGTGTTATGTTAAAGTATTTAGAATAGAATTGATCATCTTCAACGGTGACACAGTTCGCAGGAAATCTGCCTTCAGGTTGAACGTACTTCCCTGCTCCACCTCTTTGCATACCCCATCCATCATTTCTAGGCGTTCCTTTCTTAGCATAAGCCCCTCCGTTTAAATTATCTTCTGTAGGAATCCGACACCCGTCAATATTCAGCGCACCTGTCCCAAACCGCTCCACGTTATCCACCACAGCCCCGTCAAGCGGCTTTCTCGCGACAATAATTGGTTCATGGGCAGGCTTGAGTGCGGTTCCCCAGCCGTCCCATTTCTTGGCGAGCGGCGTTGCGGGGGCGGTTATCTTCAAGTACCCAGCCCCACTCGATGGCGCCCCAGTAACATACGTCCCTCCTTTGACGCTTGTCGGAGTTAACGCATTTCCGGTTACGCGATACTCCCCAATAACTTCCCTTTCCGCCCCTGCCCGCTTATCGAACGCCTTGCCTACGTCCAATGATTTGGGGAAGCCGGAGAAGTACAACCACTCAATAACATCCCGTATCTCAAACCCTGCCAACCGCAAGCTAATCGTCATCAAGTCCTGCGTCCGTGTCCCCGCAAACACCAACGCATGGCCGCCCGGCCTCAAAACACGATACACCTCTCGCCAAATGGACGGCCCCGGCACGAACGAATCCCACGTCTTGCCCATAAACCCGCCTCCGCGGTGTTCGTAGTCTTTGCCAGCCATCCATTTCGTCAACACTTCCTCGATGTCCGGCTCTTTTGATAGACCATACGGCGGATCAGTTACCACGCTGTCTATGCTGTTATCTGGTAATTCGCGTAAAACATCGATGCAATCACCAAGTATTACGACATTTGTTTTCACGTGCATCACCCCACAACAAAAAAGCCGCCCATAACCCAAAAATCATATATGGCGTGTATCATTTCAAAGATAATCATAACAAAGGCAGCGTACAAAAAAACAGCACGCTGCCCCGAAGAAAGGAAGGAAGGAGGTGATTAAGGTGTGGCTATCAACGAAAAAGGCCCGCAGGTTGCGCATCGTTGAGAGGCTTGCGGGAACTGTTCATTCTTTGATAAACTCTTCTTTCGGCTTGAAATAATAATGTCCGCCTGAATCATATCGTTCTATCAACGAACCCCAAAGCCATGATCTTTTTAGCACATTGATAATATCCTCATTACCTGACCATCCACCTGTGTGATAACCCCAAACATCTTTGGTTTCACCGCGTACTTCAACACGTTCAGGGCCGCAATAATCAGAGTAGATATTCTCATTTAGTGCTTCATAAAAAACATCTACAGCCCTTTTCCATTCTTCTGCTGTTTTACCAATCTTTAATGCCTTTTCAAGCTGTTTTAACGATTCTTCTGTCGGGTAACCATCGTCATCCCATTCGATGATTGGCATTTGCGGACACCACCTTGCGTTGGTTAAAAGAAACTCTGCCGGGAGGAGGAGAACCCGGCAGAATTTTGGAGACACCTTTGCTTGTCTATATTATACCATAGAATAGCTCGAAAACATCAAGTTTTTTGCATCGAAATTTTTCAGGTTCGGCGTCTGTGATATATCACTACCACGTATCACCTCCTCCTTAAACACACTTTCTATATCAACAGACCCCATACTACTACACCCCGATTATATCATGTATACCTCCGAAACATCAATATTACGTGAAACGCAACACTTTTATTTGTGTTATAATATTTTGGGGCACATACCCTAAATTTGCACAAAAACGCCCCTAGAATCGTTTTTCTTTTCTTCTAGGTATAAATACCCTACTTGAATATAAAAAACGATTGTAGGCCCCTTTTTGTGGCTCAGAGGGCCATTTCCGTTTTGTAGATATACCCCTGTGTTGTGTCGAGCCCGTTTTGCTATTCCCCTTTTATATAT